TTATCAGGCGTTCTGGATCGAATACAAGCACAAGTTTCTTTGGTGGAGATGGAAAGTGAAAGCGATACACCAGACTATTTCAAGTGACAATCCATACGTGAAAATCAAATATTCAGAGTATATAAAAATCAAAGACTAAAAACTATGTTTTCAAAATTAAGCAAGCAAACCAAAACCCAAGAGATCGAAAAACCTCAGTCATTTGCAAGCCAACTGGCAGAAGCAACCAAACTTTTTACCGATGCGGTAAGCAAGCTAAAGAATATCAGTAGCGGAGTTTCAAAGAAAATGGAAGAAAACGATGCAAAAATCAAAAGCCTGTCTGTGGAAAATATCGCTCTTCAAGAACTTAAAAACAAAGCGGACAAACAAGCGGAACAGCTTAACCGATTGATCCACTCATAAGCCGTCCAATATGGAACAGCAAATATGGGACAGGCGTTGGGAAAACGGATATTGTTTTCCTTTTCGGAACGCAGAAACAGGACGGTATTACGCAAGAGATATTTATGACGGTTCCATTATTCCGACCTCTTACAGCAAAAGTCTGAGGGAACTTAGAAGAAAGGTCAGAGGATATGTTTCTGAAAACCTGATACAGAGAGAGGCAGCGTTTTGACTGCCTCTTTTTCTAATTAAAATATTGATTAATAAGAAAAGAACGATCTTCACAGATAGTTCTTTTCACAATGCAAAATATAAAAACCGAATTTTTCGATCAATGTTTGTATAAAAACATTACGCTTGTAAAATGACATACGAATATATTAATATCAATTGTTATCTGATAAATCAAACAACAAAACTTTCCTCTTGATTTGCTTTTGAACCAACAATATATGGATTTGGCATATTTTCAATGCACCCAGCAACATGCAAAACCCAAAACTAATAAAAGGAATCGCTTTCACAAGCAATTCCTTTTCACATTATGAATAAACAAATACTCTACTATTTCCAAGTAATGTTATAAAGCAATATTTACACGATGTTTGAAAAATGATGTCTATGTTCTTCTACCTAAAATTACTTCTAAACAATCTTTACCATTTTAATACAATATACATGCCAAATTTCAAATAATAGTCATACACATCTGATTAACAACACTATACAAAACAGAAAACTAAAAAACATTGTGTATGTGTGGATATAAATGTAGAAAATATCCACAATGCGCAATATTTATATTTAACAAAGCATATACGGTAAATATAAGTTATTCGTATAACATTCATAAAACATACCCTGCCAGACATCGCTATTCTTAATTAAAAACAAAATCACATATTGTTCATTTTTAAACCGAAACCAAAATGTTACTGCAACTGAAAAGAATTTTCAAAGGAGCGACTTATACAATCGGGCGTTTATACATTGACGGAAAATATTTCTGCGATACTCTGGAAGACCAGGTGAGAGAACTTCCGGCATACTGTCCGAACACGCCTAAAGGATTGAATTGCGAATGCCCGGAAAAGGTTTATTCAAAGACCGCTATCCCATCAGGAGAATACAAGGTTACGATGGAATACTCACCCAGATTCAAACGTGTCTTACCAAGACTGCATGATGTGCCGCATTTTATTGGAATCCTAATACATCCCGGAAACACCGCTACCGATAGCGCAGGGTGCATTCTTGTTGGGAAAAACAAGATAAAAGGCAAGGTGCTGGAATCAAGAGCCACTTCGGATGCCTTGAATGAGATTTTAAAGAAAGAGCGAGAAATTAAAATTCATGTTTCATAAGAACACTTCCGAAACAGCATCCAGCCCTAAAAAGTTGGGTGCTGTTTCCATATAAGACCAGACTATGAGAAAGATAATTCTAAACAACATACTTATAATCATGGCGGTTTCTGTCATTACGATTGCCGCTACAAATATCTAAACATGGGAATTTATGCAAAACTGAGACCACCCCAGAACATTAAAATTGACTTCAGACCGTCAGAAAGGCAATATGAACTATGGAAATTGCTTCAACCGGATTATTGCCCCAAATGTGGCGGTCACATAACACAGAAACTCATCGGATACGATGTAAAAAAGAATCCACAATACAAGCCTGTTTGTGAGTCATGTGGAAACACAAATCTGCCACAAATAATATTAGGTGGTGGAGCAGCAGGTGGTGGAAAATCGTTTTTGGGAGCCTGTTGGCTCATTATTTCCTGCATGAGATTTGAGAACATCCGTGCGGTCGTGGCACGTAAGACAATCAAGTCTTTGAAGGAATCTACTTGGAATACGATCAAGACGGTTCTAAAAAACTGGGGATTAAAAGAAGAAGTGAACTACAGAATCAATAATCTGGAAGGTACGCTTACCTTTTGGAACGACTCTGTCATTATCATGAAGGAAATGGTCGATCTGCCTTCTGACCCGAACTTCGAGCGATTCGGTTCTTCCGAATATACGATTGCCATGATCGACGAGGTGTCGGAGATTTCGGAAAAGGCGGTTGAAGTGCTTTTTTCCCGTCTTCGTTGGAGAATACACGAGACATTCAAGACATCCAGAATGTTTATGAGCACCAACCCGACTACAAACTGGGTACGTTCCCGGTTCGTACAGGATGAAAACGGAGACAAGGTGGAATGCCGGGAGGGAGAGGCTTATATACCGTTCTCCGTATTCGACAACCCGGACATCGCTTTCCGGCAGACTTACGAGGCGGCATTGAACAAGATTCGTGACCAAGCCACAAAGGAGCGTTTGTTATATGGTAACTGGGATTTCGTGGAAGCCAACGATATGGCCGTTTACCACAATTTTGACGGTTCCAGACATCTTATAACGAACCTGAAGGAAAAGGTCTACGATCCGACCAAACCTATCATTACCATCTGGGACTTCAATGTTGCACCCAGAATGTCTACTTTGTTGGCTCAGATAAACTATGACAAAAAAGAGATATATGTCATAGAGGAAATATTGGGATTGCCGGAAAAGAAGGAAAACAATACTCCGGCTCTGGCAAGGAAGATACAACAGAAATTGTATAGGGAAAAACATATCGGAGGGGTGGACGTGACAGGAGACCCTGCCGGATTACAGCGTTCAACCACAAATGAAGATGGGACAAACAACTACACCATCATCACGGAAACACTGGGCAAGGGCGTATTGAAACCTAAGATCAAGCTCTTAAAAAAGCAGCCTCCACAAGTTACCCGATGTGAATTTGTCAATGAGGTGTTCGAGGGATTTGACGGATGGAAACTGATGATTGATTTACGTTGCAGGAAGCTCACAGAATACCTTATTTACCAGTTAACGAGGATGGTACAAAGTGCAAGGCAAAGGTTACAGACGCTAAAACAGGCGTAAAATACGAAAAATACGGCCACTTGTCCGACTGCCTTGATTACCTGCTATGCTATTATTTAAGGGATAGCTGGACGAAATACAAAAGAGGGGACGGTTCTATGACCATCCTTTCCACAGCTACCATTAACGAAGGATTTAACTATTAACGAACCATTAATCTATGTACAGATGATTTTTAAACAATAGCGATTATCTGGGAATCATCACGCAAGACAGCCTTTCCCAGATAACGAGAAACGAACCGGAAACATTCATTCAAGCCGAGGAAGCCGCAGAAATGAGTGTCATAGAGTATCTGAGTGAGAACTATGAGATTGAAAAAGAACTGAATAAAGGGAAATATATCGCTGAATACGACCGAAAGGTAACTTATCCGATCGGAGCACATATTTATTTTGATGGTAAAATCCACGAGATAATAAGATCGATCAGCGGATACAAGGCTCCTTCTTCCGTGGAATACTGGGAAGAGTTTGTGGATGAGAAAGGCGAGATACGGGAATTTCAACGATACAGCCAGTTCAAAACCTATTACAAAGGTGATATTGTCTTATATAACGATACGCCTTATATCTGTCTTGTTGAAAACGGATGGAGATTTGGGGATATACGAATCCCGATGGTAAACGGATGGAAACTTGCTGAATATACAGACTGGAATCCGATTGAGTACGAGCTTTGGAATGTCGTAAAGTTTGACGGTTCCTATTATACTTTGATGTCACTGGAGGGGTTCGACAATAATAAAAACCCTTTGGAATCGGAAAATTGGGGTGCTATTGCCGATTATGATCCTCAGTACAACGAATACGAACTTTCATCACATGAGTACGTTGTATATGATGGCCAAGTGTATTATCCTGAAATAGACGTGAACAGTGACAGTCCGGTTATCGGGGAAAATCTTACACTACACGATCCCAGAAACTACAATCTCAAAAAGCACATGATTCGGTTGGCTGTGTACGAGCTTACCAAACTGATTGCCCCCAATAACGTCAGTGTTGTTAGAATGAGAGATTATGAGGATTCCATAAAGTGGCTTAATGACGCTTCTAAGCTGAGAATCAACCCTCAGATTCCACGAAAAATAGCAGAAGACAACAAGCCGGTTACAG